CTAGTTTACTCTTCATTTTCTATCAATTTATTATAGGTTTTTAAAGCATCTTTTCTTTTCATCAACTGATGTTGTACGTATGAATAAGCTCTACCATGCTTATTTTTAGCAGTTATCATAGTAGAATTTAACTGAATACCATACTTAGTAGTTAAATTGCTTATTCTTGAACGGAAACCCCACATATAAGGCAAATCTGCATTGCTTATACTTTTCTTTGTGAGCAGTTCATAAAGCACCTCTGTTAGTGCAGTTGTTGGTTTTGATAGTTTCATTTTTATTTATTTTAAAATGGTAAATTAATAATTTCAATTTTTTCTAATTTCTTAGTTTTATTTATTTTGTTAAAAGAATACCTTTTTTTACTTCCATTTTCTCTATAGTAAATTGAGCCTTGATGCACTTCTTTAATTAATCTTTTGCAAGTTGTTAAATCATAGTATTCGTAAATTTCAGTTACTCCTACTAATCCATCATAAGCTATCCATTTTGTATAAATTTGCATTGATAATTAATGTTTTATTGTACAATTAATTTCTACAATCTACTAGTTATACGCAAGGGCTACCATAGCGTTAATATTGACTTTCGTTCTTCTAATTGTTTGCAAGCCTTTTCGTAATACTCGGCATTAATTTCGTAGGCATCCAAATCAAATCCTAAATCCCAACACGCCAAAGCAATAGTTCCACTACCTAAATGAGTGTCAATTATTTTATCACCTTTTTTAGCGTAATCCTGCAATAATAGCTTGTATATGTTTTCAGGCTTTTGTGCAGGGTGTATGCTTTTTTTCGTATAATCAACACGCACATTTTTTAATCCTTCTGCATTACCAGCGTATGTGTATTCAATTAGTTTTGGTTTCATTTGAAATGAAGTCCAAGCCAATTCAAAATGTGCTTGCTGTGGCAAAAAGGGCTTTTTATACCAACATATCCAAGCCTCTGTTAAAGGTAGTTTGTCTGCAAAATAATTGCCACCCCAAATGATTTGATTTTTAGAAACCCTGCGAAGTTCATCAAAGTATTCTTGCTTTGGCGTTTCTTTATCCCATTCAGCTAAATTAATGCCGTATGGCGGGTCGCAAATTGCTAAATCGTAATAATCATTAGGCATTCGTTTTAAGGCTTGCAAACAGTCCTCGTTGTAAATTGAAATGTTTGCCTTGATACCCGCCCCAGCGTATAACAAGGGTTTTGCGTCAGGCGGGCTGACGTGCAAACTTTCAACATCTGTAATTCTATTTAACTCCATCTGTAATTCAACTTTTGTTTTTTAAATCCCGCCCGAACGCAAAGCCCTCGAACGTTAGCGGTCATTGCCTTTCGACCTTGACAGCATATCTGTTATTGCTTTACAATTATTATCAAACTCTTCATCGGACATTTCAGCTATTTCTCTACCTATTTTATGTATTTCGCTATTCTCGTCATCTAATGGGTCAATAGATGGCAACGAACCGCTAACACTAAATAAAAGCAATAGCTCGCTTAGTGCTTGTTGAACAGGCATCGTGCCTTCATCAACCTTTATCAATATATTTTCAATTTGTTCTTTCATATCGCTACTGCTTTTATTATTTTACGTTATAAAACATTAAAACGATTTTATAACAAAGAATATAAGAAATGGCTAAGAGTGGCTACTGTCGAGCTTAATGGGTATTTCAAGGTTTCAGATTTACACTCGGTACTACAAACCTTTTTTCCCGCCACTTCTCATATTCTCAAACGTTACAGGAAACCCTAAAAGACACCATCAAAGAGTGAAGGACTTTTAACATTTGACCTATTAATAATTCCTCTTGCTGTATTGAAAATGTTTAAGCCAGCTTCATAATCAACAAGATTTCTAATCACTTTATCTAATCTTTGTTCGCCTTTATACGATTTTAAAAAGTCAATATCAATATCGTGTAGCTTACAAAGTTTTTTTACTTCATATTTTGTATTCCCACCAACTAATCCTTTTAATTCTTCTCTATCAATATTATTAGGTAATTTAAAATTGCACCAATATAAATGCCTTCCTCTTTGTTGTGCAGTTATTAAAGGCTCATAGTATGGTATCACATTTTCAACTACATATTTACCTTCAAAATGATTTTCTAAAAAAATGATTTCTTGATACAAAGTCATTTCCGGGTAAATAGGATTATAAAAGTCTTTATTTTTTTGTGTAAATCTTACTCTGCTATGGCTTGGGCAAGGTGGCGAAGTCCAAATGAAATCGAATTCTTTATAATGTTCAAGTAGATATTGGTGTGCATCTGCTATTATCACTTTATCATTTGGAAATCTCTCTTGATACATTCGTGCCAGCTCACTATCTAATTCAACTGCTGTAACTTCGCAATCAGTCCATTTATATCTGTTACCACCTAAACAAGCGTAAAGATTAAGCACTCTAAAAGGGCTTCCTGTAACATCGGTTTGGCTAAATTGCCGTTCTGTACTACTATTTAACATTTGTACTAAAATTTATCATTTGTTTTTCAATTTGGCATTTGGAATACGGCAACTTCGCCAAGCCGTAGGCGTTATTTCCCATAAGTTTCAATAATCTTTTTCAATTTACTATTCAATTCCTGCTCGTAAAACAATGCACTTTCATTTGATTTAGTTGGGTCTACTCCTAGCCTTTCATCGAGTTCAGCGCACATATTCCATCTTACTACATTTTCTTTTAGCTTTAAAAGTTCTTTGAGTTCTTTTTCCATTTAGTTTATTTAATTTTTAAAAAAGTTTCTAGTTTATTAATATTTTCATCTGTGCAAAAAGTTAATTCCATAAAATGAACCTTTGAGTGGTAAGCTAATTCAATTACATCATATTTTAATTCTTTTGCCAAATCTAATGCTTTTTTTATTTCATTATATAAATCCTTCAAATTATTATTTTGTGCAAAATTTGAGCGTTTGTGTAACTCCTGTGTGTATTTTTCAGCTCCATCCGTTTCATATTGTTTCCATCTATCTAATTTTATTGCTCCTTTTTGCTCTAAAAAGTCATACCAAACATTCAAATCGGCATCTGTATAATTCTTTGATTTTAGCTTACTTATCATTGCATCAATTACTATTTCATCTTTGCCACTTTCTGTATGTTGTTCTATTGCTTCTAATACTGGCAATGGATTCTTAAGCAAATATTGCTTTCTGTAATAACTATTTTCATTTTTGCTATAAGCGTGTTCAAATTGCTTAAAAGTGATTAAATTAATCCCAAAGTAATCGCCAAACACTTTAGATAATCCTAAGTCAATGAAGTAAAATATCTCATTCAAGTTCCAGTTTTCATTTTCTTGACCTTTGTTTGTAATTCTTATATGTCTTTTCCAATTCGTTTCAACCTCTCTACAAAATAGATTTATTAAAAGTGCTGCGTCCTCACTATTTGAATTTTGCCCTGCACTTGCATAGCATCTTAAAATAAATTCTTTAATTTCTTTAATTTGATATTTCATATTATTTTATTAATTCTGGATTTGCAAATATGTTTCCAATTACTTCTAAGTCTCTTTTGGAATCATTTATAGAACCACATAAAGAAAAACTTTGTTTATCAAATTCACTATACATAATAAAACAAGCATATAAATCACTATAATTAATTTGTGAAATTCTGTCATAATACTTAATAATATCCCCCTCATAAATTTCTTTTCCGTTTTTATCAGTAAGTCCTGTGAATTGCATTAATTCAATATGATTTAATGTCATAAGTTTATGAAGGTTTCTAACTGAATGGATAAAATCCCAATCACTCATTTTTTCTGCTTCTTTTGACCAAGCTCTAAATTTAATTACTCTGCTCATTTGTTTTTAATTGATTATTTTGGCTTATTCCTAATTTTATGTCTAGTTCGTCTGAAACTGATTTGAGCTTACTTATTTTACTTTCAGTATTAGTATCATTTTTTAATTCATAAAAATCCTGCCATCCACCAACTATTGATTGCTCAATTATTTTTATAGCCTTGTATTCATTTCCACCAGATAATTCATTGAGTTTCTTTTTTAATAAATCAATAGCTTTATCAGTAGCAGGTTTTTTTATCTTAACTCGCATCTTTAAAAATTCATCAAAAAGTAGTTCAATTTCATTTTTTTCAATTTTTGCAAGTTTTATTTCTTTTACTTCTTCTTTTTCTTTTACTTTATATTCTTCTTTTACTTCTTCTTCTTCTTGCAGGGTATTTGATACCCTATTGATAGGGTATAAATAGTCTTTCTTGTAATTTTCTAAAATTCCATTATTTTCTAATAATCCAATAATTTTTTTATGAATTGGACTTTTTTCGCTCAAAATATTTCCATATTGAAATTCAACAAATCCAATGCAATAAATTTTACCATTATCTAATTTTCTAAATTGATTTCCTTTATCTATTGTTAATATGTCTTTTTCAGTTATTTTTTCACCTATATAAGCAGATGCAATAACAAAATTAGGCGACCAAACACCGCATAAATCAGCTTTATCTCGAATAAATTTGACTATACATTTTTGCTTTAAAGATAAGGTCATAAACCATTCTTTATCCCATAATTCAGTATCTGTAAATCTTTTAGCCATTTAGTGGATTTTTTAAAGAAAAAAAGCACCCTCTGGATAATCCACTAACCCACATACGGAGGTATGTGTTTTCAGGTGCTATATTGTTAATAAAATTGTACATTGATTTGTGGATTTACTGCAAAAGTAATAAATAATATTTGATTTTGCAAATTAAAATAGTAAAGAATTTTCTAATTTATAGGTATTAAATCGTTTTTCAGCTTCTTTTAAATTCAATTTAGCTTGTTTAAAATAGCTATCTTTTAACTCAATACCAATAGCTTTACGACCCATAGAAACAGGACTAAAAACATCACTACCGCATCCCATAAAAGGACTTAACACAACCTCATTAGGATTTGAATATAAATCTACTATTCTATCTAAAACATCTAATTGAGTAGGTGTAATATGTTTTTCGTCATCGTCTTCTTTTGAATCTTTATAAGGTAGGCAATTTTCCGCCCTTATATCATCCCATACTGCTGACGCGTATCTTTGCCAAATAATATGACTTTTTTTGTTTGTTCCTGCTTCTTTATGGTTTTCATATTTTTTACAAATATATTCCCATAAATCAGCACCATTTTTAAAATCTGTGTCATTTGCACGGTTATAAATACCAACAGTTTCAGGTAAAATTGGCGTAGTGCCTGCATAGTGTGTAAATCCAAACGGATGAGTTACGGGTACTTTATTATCTCCTTTTTTCTTAAATAATAAAATATAGTCAGGCATTGCTGGGTAATTCTTGGTACTATCTTCAACTATAAATTTGTGCATTAAAGACTGTACCATAGTTTTAAGCCTTACTCTTAATGGTTCTTTCCATATTGTAATTCGGCTCATATAAGTAAAACCATGCTTTTCATGTAGTTTAATTATATCAGCCGGAAAATCGCTTAAAGCACCGTTATATTTAAACAAATCAGTAACATGGATAGCGTTAATTCTACCATTTTTTGTAACTCTTGCCATCTCTTTTACAAGAAATTCATATTGAGTAAAAAACTCCTCATTACTTGAAACATTACTCATATCACGTTCTGAACTTGAATATGTATAAAGATTTGCAAAAGGGGGGCTATATATTGATAAGTCAATACTTTCATTTTCTAGTGTAGGTAATACTAACATACAATCGCTATTGTATATTGCATAATTTTCTGTTATTACTTGTTCTTTTACCATGTTAAATAAATTTAGGTTTTATTATTTGTTTATTAAATTCTTTTGTTTTATTCTCAAAACTTCTATTTACATTTTGAGTTAAATTTTTATGCAATTCTATTGCTTTTTTTGTTTTTTGCTCCAATGCCTCAATAACTCTAGTTTGTCCGTCTGAAATTACAATATCTATAGTTACATCGTTTTTTTGTCCGAACCTCCAAAAACGCCTTATAGCTTGATAATATTGCTCATAGCTCCAAGTAGGAAAAAATACTGAATGATTACAGTGTTGCCAATTTAAACCCATTGAGGTCATTTTTGCCTTTGTTATTAATCTTTTAATTTCGCCATTTGCAAATGCTAGTAGTATTTCTTCTTTTTTATCAATGCTTTGACTTCCTATAATTTCTACTGCTTCTTTGTCGCTTGATTTTAATATACTGCTTTCATTGTTTGTATTACACCAATATACTGATGTTTTGCCATTTGCTAATTCTATAGCCTTTTCGCATCTTTTTTCTTCAGTCTGATTTTGTTCGTGCCTAACCTCTGTCATTGATTTTGCAATAGGTGTAAACATTTGAATCTGTCCGTTAACATCTATTAAACTTTGATTTTCTACAACGTGTCTATTAATTATTAATTCAGGTAAATTATACCTATCATTACTAAATCCTAAATCACTAGGCATCTTTGCCATAATTGACCATTGATTAACCCACGCAAAGAAATCACTTTCAGCGTGTGGTTTTAAATAGAACTTTTCTCCTATATTGTTATTTCCTCCTGTATCGTTTTGATTATTTTTAAAAAACTTACCTAACATATCCATGTAACCCATATAACCCAAAGCTTCACTACTTGTTCCCAATTCTATAAAATCATTTGGAGAGGGTGTTGCAGTAGATAAAAATCTATAAGGTATCTTTTTAACAAAGCTTGTAACCTCTTGTTTTATTTTACCATCAAAATTTTTAAGTATTGAACTTTCGTCTAAAATAACTCCTACAAAATCTGATTCATTAAAGTAATGTAAACGCTCGTAATTACATACTACTATCTTTTTTGTATGCTTACCATCCTTTGAGTATTCAATATCATCTATTCCTAACTTTTCAGCTTCTAAAATAAATTGAAAAGCAACCGCTAAAGGTGTTAAAATCAATACTTTTTTATTAGTATGATTTACAATGTTTTTTGCTAATGATAATTGAACTAAAGTCTTTCCTAATCCTGTATCTAAAAATACAGCGCTACGACCTTTTAAAATAGCTTTTTCAATAACGAATTTTTGAAAGTCAAAAGCTATATCAGGAATATAATTTGCTTTAAATCCAAAGTTTCCTATTGAATGTTTTTTGTTATTAATAAATTCTAAATAGTCCATATTTTAATTATTATTTAGTTTATTTTTTTTAGCTTCCAGCACTCTACCTAATAGCTCATAATCAATATGAGGCAATCTTACATAATCTGAATTGCTAAGATTATAAGGTTTTAAAGGTTCAAATGAGCCTTTAAATATTCCTGTGCTACTTATATTTCTAACTCCAATATTTGAAGTAGTGGGATAATATTCTAGTGTGTAGTATGTTAGCATGATTTTTTAGTTTTTATTAGTTAATTCTGAAATATCCGCCTCAATAAACTTTTTATCAATTTTGATTTTAAGTTTACCACCAAAGTTTAATGTTTCCCATTTAATAAACTTGCAAAGTTTTCCTTTCCAAAAAATAGGTGCTGATTGATTTAATTTAGTTGTCATAATATTGTTTGTTTTAAATTATATGCAAATATATAACCTTTTTACGAAAATAAAAATTAATTTTTACAAATATGCAAAATAAATCGTAAATCATTGATAATTAAGTCAATAAAATTTAGTTTAAATAATTCATATAATTTAATTTGTAAATTAATAAAAAAGTACTATTTTTGCATTATGCAATATCATTTAGAGGTCTTACAGATTATAAATACTAGAAAAACTGCATTTTGCAGAGTATATGCAATATATGATAACAAGATAAGACAATTTATAAATTGCCCTGTAAATTACTTTCACACAGGTAAAAATCTAGTGTTTGAGAATAATGATATAGGTGCTTCACTTGTAATAGATGGTAGTTTATTGACAATTAAAGGCATGACAATAGACGACATTAAATTAGAGTTAATAGGTTGCAGGAGTGGAAAATACGAAAACGAATCACATAATACAAGTTGTATTATCAATTCAAACCTACCAGACCACTTGTTAAACATAATAAAAATAGACAATATTAAATTAAAAGAACGATTAAATAATTAAACAATGGCAAACGAAAAAGTATATGGCAAAGGATTTTATGGTAAGATGCCTAGACAGGGCGCTCCTGAATACGTATTAGGCACTCTAAATATAAAAGTAGAGGATGCTATCACATTTTTAAAAGAAAATGCAAATAGTAGTGGGTATGTAAACTTTGACATATTAAAGCAAAAGAAAGATGAAAACGCTTTGAGCTTAGTATTAAATACATACGAGCCAAAAAGTAATGGTAGTAACTGAACTGCCAAAGCACCAGCTGAACCAACTAAAAGTGAAATAGAGGATGGATTGCCATTTTAAACAAATAAACTAAAAACAAACAAAATGCAAAAAACAAAATTTAAAGTAGGTGATGAAGTGTGGGATAGTGTGAATTGTAATAGATTAAAAAGTACTATATTTGATTATGGCTCAAAATAGATTAAGTGATGGCAAAAATAAAATTTAAAGATATAAAACCTGATAGCAGGAATACAAACAAGCACACCGAGTATGGTATGCACACACTAGATAATTCACTAGAACAAGTAGGAATTATTGAAAGTGTAACTATAAGCAACGATAATGTAATTATAAGCGGAAATGCTAGGCACGAGAAAATAGGGCAAAAATTCACAAATGATGCTATTATAGTAGAAACAGATGGAACTACTCCAGTTGTAATAAAAAGAACGGATATTGAAAGCGGTACAAAAGAATTTCATAAGGCTTCGATACTTGCAAATACAGTAGCACAAAAAAATCAAAACATTGATGTTGAATTAGTAGAAGTACTTGCAGATGAGTTTGAGTTTGAAGTTAGTGAGGTTTTTGTGGAGGTATTGGAGGAAAAGGACTATTCAGATAAAAACAAAGAATTTGATGCAAACGATTTTGAAAACCAAAATTACACAATCAAATTAGAATTTACAGAAGAAGATTATAATTTCGTAAAAGACAAATTACAGCAACTCGGACAAAGTCCTGAAAAAACATTATACGATGCACTTGTTTCCCTATAAATGGAATTTAGCAGATGGCTATCCTTCAAAAGGAATACCTAAAAACGATTATAATGTTTTTGGAACTTTCATTTGTGGTGGTGGCTCTACTATGGGTTATAAATTAGCAGGGTTTAATCATTTAGGGGGTGTTGAAATAGACCCTAAAATTGCAAAGGTTTATCAATTAAACCATAAACCAAAACATTTATTTTTAGAAGATATAAGAGAATTTGTAAAGCGTTCCGATATACCTCAAGAACTTTATAATTTGGATTTATTAGATGGTTCTCCACCTTGTTCAAGTTTTTCAATGGCTGGAAATCGTGAAAAAGATTGGGGCAAAAAAAAGGTATTTAAAGAGGGTCAAGCCGAACAAGTTTTAGACGATTTGTTTTTTGAATACATAGCACTTGCAAAGAAATTACAACCTAAAATAGTATTAGCTGAAAACGTAAAAGGATTAATTCAAGGTAACGCTAAACTTTATGTAAAAAAGATATTTAAAGCATTTGATGAAGCAGGGTATAATGTACAATTGTTTTTACTTAATGCAGCATCTATGGGAGTACCTCAAAAACGTGAACGTGTGTTTTTTATTTGTCAAAGAAAGGATTTGAATTTACCTAAATTGAAATTGGAGTTTAGTGAGGACGCAATACCTTTTGGATTAATAGATGAAGGATTAAATGTAAAAAGAAAAGAAATAAGAGATGGAATAAAAGATTATGCTGAAATTTGTCCTATGGGTAAAAGTGTTTCAAGTGTACACCCTAAAGGGCATTATTTTGGAACTTACAAACAACACCCAAAAGAAATAAGCAATACTTTAATTGCTGATAGTGGTGGCGGTATTCATTTGCATAGTAGCGGAAAAGGTTATTTAACTGATAACGAATATATCCAAATAGGCACTTACCCACTCGATTACGACTTTCAAGATGTAGAACCAAAATATTTAATTGGTATGAGTGTACCTCCAGTAATGACCGCACAAATAGCTAATCAAATAAAACTACAATGGTTAGATAAATTAATATAAATGCCAAAACTAAGTAAAACAGATGGAGTAGAATTAATAATTCGATAAAACCATGTAAAAACGATATAAAATGCCAAAAGGAGAAAATTTAAAAGGTAAAGGTGGTAAGTTATTCAGTAGCACAAATCAACCACCAAATGAAGCTAAAAGAGTTCCTAAAAGAATAACTAGGTTTAAAGATGCTTTAAATCACTTTGGAGAAGTAGTCAAAAGTAATGTTGGAGGTACTGAATTAACACTAGAAAGCAATATCGCTTATGTATTAATGGATAAGGCAAATAAAGGCGACTTACAAGCAATAAAACTACTAATTGATGTATTCGGGTGGAATGCTTCTACAAAACAAGACATCACAATTAACAAAGGTGCAGATGATTTATTCATTGAGGAATAATGCAGAAATTCAAGATAAAACGAGAATGGTATAGTGAACATTTCAAATCCTTCCTACAATCTAAAAATAGGTATCAAATACTATGGGGTGGTCGAGGTGGTGGTAAAACACATAATATTATACTTAAACTTATTGCAATATCATTTCTACAAGAGTATAATCATATAGTATATGTCAATAAGGTATTTGGTGACATAAGAAAAAATCAATTCAAAGATATAATTAAAGTATTAAAAGCACTTGGACTTACTAAGTACTTTAGTATTAATAAAACAAATTATGGCTTTAAGAACCTAATAACAGGTACTGAATTTACTGCACTCGGAATGGATAATGCAGAAAATACCAAAGGACTTTCAGACCCTACTATTATATGGTGGGATGAAATAAACAAAGGTAGTCAAGATGACTTTACTACTTTGAATGCACTTTTAAGAACTCCATTAAATAAAAATCATCAATTTATAATTAGCTTTAATCCAGTAGATGTCAATAGTTGGTTAAGAACTTATTTCTTTGATGAAAATAATGATAGTAAAATAAAAATAGACTTCTTAGATTCTTATGTTAATCATTCTACATTTGCCAATAACGAATTTATAGATAGAGAAAAATATGAGGAAACTTTAAGGCTCAATTATTCACATAATCAAAATTTACTCGATGTCAATTTATATGGTAAGTGGGGTAAAGCTGAAGTAGATAAACCATTTATACCTACATTCAGAAAAGAAAAGCACGTAAAAGATTGTGAATATAATAACGGAACTATATATCTATCATTTGACTTTAATGTCAACCCTATGACTTGTATTGCAGGGCAATTACAAGGCAATAAGATTGTAGTAATTGAAGAGTTTGTTTTACGTGATAGTGATATTTACGAACTATGCGACCATATAAGAATGAGACTGCCAAAGTCTAATAATATAATGGTAACAGGTGATGCCACAGGCAAAAATAGACAAGCAATTAGTAAAGGTGGAATAACTTATTATCAAGTGATTGCTGATAAGTTAAAATTATCTGGTTATCAATTTGTAATACCTAGTGTTAATCATTCTAATTTGAATAGTAGGGAGTTAATTAGCAGGGCGTTCCATACTGATTTGTGCTTTATAAATCCGAATTGTAAACTTATGATAAATGACTTGACTTATTGTGAAGTGGGTAGTGATGGTAAGTTATTAAAGAAAACTACAGGCACAGGCTCTGAACTCTCACACTTAATGGATTGCTTGAAGTATCTTTTAATTAATAATTTTAAAGATAAGTTAGATTTTAATTAATAGACTTTAAAATTTGCATAAATCAAAAAATTTACTATATTTAAAAGTATGGCAAATGAGAATGTAGTTTTAAAAGTTTTATTCGATACATCGGAAGCAGTACCAAGCGCAAAGAACCTTGATAAGGTTATGCAAAACACTACTAAAGCTACTGATGAACTTAATCTATCATTAAACACAACACAAAAAGAACTATCTGAATTTGATAAGAATATCAAAGGTGGTGCGGATGGTTTAAAAAACTTAGCACAGGCTAAAAAGCAATTCAATGACATTTCTATTGCATCAAGTACTAAGGAAGTAAAAGAATTAGCAAATGAGCTTCAAAACGTCTTAATGAAAGATAAGGAGTTTATGAAAGTAGCAGGTGAAGTCGCAAAGGCAGTTGAAAAGGGTGCAATAAGTAATGCACAGGCTTTTGAAATCTTAGAAGATGCAATTAATAAAGGGGTTAATAGTGCAACTGAATTAGGCAAAAGAACGGAAGAAATGACCGTTAAAACTAAGTCTTTCCGTACGGAAATGAATGAGTTAAAAAACTTAATTAATAGTGGTAAATTAACAGGTGATGAGTTAGTTATAGCAAAGCAAAGATTAGTTGAAATGACTAAGACTGCAAATGATACCAATAAAGAAATAAAATTACTAAGTAGTGATACTAAGCTATTATCTACTGCGATGTCTGGTCTTAGTTTAGGTGTTGGGATATTTGCATCATTGCAAGGTGCTTCTGCTCTATTTGGAGTTGAAAATGACAAAGTGCAACAAGCATTGTTAAAGGTTAATGGTGCTATGGCTGTGCTTCAAGGATTAGAACAAGTCCAAAACGCATTAAAAAAAGATAGTATATTTTTAATAGGTGCGCAATCATTAGCACTAGAATTATATACTTTTGTTGTTGGAGCTAGTACAGGAGCTATGAAGTTGTTTAGAATAGCTTTAGCGGCGACAGGTATAGGATTAGCAGTTATAGCTATAGCTACTTTAATAGCTAATTACGATAAATTAAAAAAAGCAGTTGAAGAAAATTCAGAGGGTTTCCAAAAATTCAAAGAAGTATTATTTGTTGTACTTCCAGTTATTGCATTAATAATTGAAGCAATACAATTCTTATCTAAAAATATTGATAACATAAAATCCACTATAGCAGGTTTAAGCAGTGCATTTTCAACTGCATTTGAAGGCATTGGTGATATTGTAAGCGGTGGATTAAATGATGGATTTAAAGGTATTGTAAATAAATTTAAGGACTTAGGCAAACAAACTAGTGATTCTTATACCCAAGCTTATATAGGACAAGAACAAATCAATGCACAGAAAAGACTTAATGAATTTGCAAAGGCATCACAGGAGTTCAAAAATAGACAAATACTATTACTAAAAGCACAGGGCAAAGACACTTATAATTTAGAAGCTGAACAAGTAAATAGAAGCGTTAATATTCTTAAAAATGGACTTGATGAAAAGGAAAAAGAAGAACTAAGAAATATAGAAGGCATTGAATTAAAACTCAAACAAAAGATAGCATTAAGTAATGATGAAGCTAAATTATATAATGAAAAATCTGAAAAGATAACTGAAATTTTAAAAGCTGAAAATGAGCGTGATATTTTCTATGCAAATAGAGAACGTGAACTAGCTGAAAAGCATAAAGAACGATTAAAAGAAAATGCTGAAAAGGTAAAAGCGCAAAAAGAAAAAGAAAAAGCGCAAAAAGAAAAAGAAAGAGCGGGGTCGTTATTAAATTTAATTGCTGTATTTACAAAAGAAATAGAATTTTTACAAGAAACTTTAACTTTAAAAGAAATTGATTTAAGCGTTCCATTAAGATTAGAAGATGTGAATATTGATGATGTATTAGATTATACAGAAAGACTTAAAAGCGCATTTTTAAGCGCTACAGCAAGTATAGGCGGAGATTTTAGCGGTGTAACTAGTGGCTTAGGTGGATTAACTACAAGTTTATTTGACTTAAATGCAACTAAAAAAGCTATTCAAGAACAAAGATTAGTTGTAGAATTTGCATACAAACAATTAGAATCTACAAAAATAGATTTTAATAATAAGATGAAAGAAGCTAATAAGCAATTAGCAGACGCTGAAAAAGATGGCAATGAAGAAAGGATAAAAGAAGCTAAAAGAACTAGGGATAAATTAACACAAGATTATGATAAGAGTGTACAAGAACAACAAAGCAATATAAAGAAACAAGAAAGTACATTATTAACATTAGAAGAAGGATTAAAAAAAGCAGCTGGACAAATAGCAACATATGTTGGTGATATATTTTTAGGATTCACTCAAATAATATCTAACTCAATAGATAGGAATATTGCAAACCTAGATAAGCTAATTGAAAAACAAAAAGTAAATGTAGCAGAAGCTAAACAAATAGCAGATAAAGGTAATTCACAGTTATATGATGCTGAATTAAAAAAAGAAGCTAAGTTAGAGGAATTAAGACGTGAACAAGCACGTAAAAAGAAAGCTATTGCAATAGCTGAAATACTTATTAATAATGCGGTTGGTATAGCTAATATATGGGCGCAATGGGGTTCACAAGCTCCTGCAGGACCAATAATAGCTGGAGTACTAACTGGACTTTTAGCGGCGCTTACTGCGGTGCAAATTGGAGTAGTATCTAGCCAACAATTCAGAAAAGGTGGTAAAGTACCAACAGGAATGATGAAAGGTGCATCACATGAACAAGGAGGTATCAAGTTTGGTGTTCAAGGTAGAAATGAGTTGTACGAAATGGAAGGAGATGAGTTTATTTTCAATCGTGAAACTTCATTAAAGAATCAAAAATGGTTTGACAAAATTAACAATGAAAAAATTGATTTGGATAATTTATTAGCAAGTGTAAGATTAGATTCAATGCAATTAAATCCGATATTATCCACTACATTTGTAAATCAAAATGGGCAATTAGAAGACAGACTAAAACAAGTTGAAAAGGCTATAATTGATTTACCTAATAGGATGCCACAGGCTTCATTCAATGCAGATAGTAGAGGTTTAAGTTTTAGAATGAAACAAATAATTGACAAAGAAAACGCTTGGAAAAGATAAATGAAGTTACAATTAGCATATCAATCAGTACAACCAGTAACAGCAAAGCCAGTCTATAACTTAGCTTCATTGCCAGTTACATGGTTTGATGTTCCAGAGCAAGATGTTGAAGGACTTGAAGAACTTACATTAAATTGTGAGCGTCAAGATGGTAACCAAGTAATGAGGAAAATGAGTGGTGATATTAAGTTTTACAATGCAACTAAAGACTTACTACTTACTAATTTCTATGATAATAATGCTCAATATATGTGGGTTCGGTTTTATGATTGTGAGTGCGGAGTTTGGATATTCAAAGGACAAATTACAAGAGATAAGATAGAATGGTGTACAGATGAGTGTTATATATTAGCTAGAGCAACAGAATATGATGAGGTTACTGATGCTTATTTGAGTTTAAATAATGTATTAGATTATGATGCTTATAAAATAATAGGTGAGCATTTTTTGAATTTCCCAATTAGATTTTCAACAGGAGTAGGTCCTAATTTTAGATACGTAGAGGGTGCTAGAATAGGTGGTTTATTAAGTGCTACAATAGCCAACCAACCAAACTTTATATTTGCATCTGGAATATTAAATAGTAGAAATTCATTAAATGGATGGACAGGAGATAATTATAATTACACTCCTGCAACTTCGAGCTTTCAAAGTAATTTAAACCCTTATTATCATGCTTATTTGCTTAACTCTGATATAGCAAAACCATTAAAAGAATCTGAAATAGGCAATAAAATAAGATGGGAGAATAGGTATATTAAAACGACAAAGCAATTCTTAGAACAACTAAAACCTATTTTCAATGCTGATTATCTATTGAAAAGTGTAGGAGGTGTAGTTCAATTCATATTTGAACGTAAAGATTATTTTTATTATAATTCTGTAATATGGAAGGATTGCACAGATTATCAATTATGCTTTGAGATTGATAATAGGAATATGTATGCTTATGCAAATATGCAATGGTCTACTTTACCATTTGGTGAAGACCAACCAGATGTTTCTTTATATAAAGAATTGTACAATGATATTGTAGAATGGAATAATCCAGTTAATCCTATTCAAAAAGATGAATATGGAGCTTATTGTTCTTTAGCGTGGATACCATTATTTGGGTTTTCAGATTATGCAGTTGGAAGTTTAGAAGATTGTTTGGATATGAAAAAGAAAACATTAATTTCTACTCCTACAATATGTATTGCAGGATTTAATGGGGTTTATTCAGGTGGAGAATATACTCCTATTAATGTAGGTCGTTATGATGCTTCATTATATGCTACTGCGGTTCATAAAGCTAATAGTGCATTATGGTTTAATGGTAATTATGCACAAGCTAGTTTAGATACAGGGTATAGCTCATTTGGTTCAACTACTTCTATATTCCCAAACAATATAGCAAATTATGAGGATTGCAATTTATATGATAATTTCCACTTCATAGAGAATCCTAGAAATGTACCAAACCACAGAGGAGTTTATGGTAAGTATCAAAGAAAATGGTTAAAATACTCACTAACTATTGATTTTAGTTGTGCTGAATATTTATCTTACCAAAATGATAGTGCAATAATGATTAAAGTATTTGGAACTCCAACAAAAGCAATAATAGAAAGTATAGAATTTAATTTTAAAGATAGAACAGCTAGAATAACAGGAATAATATAATGAAAAGAATAAGCATAGCATATACTGATGATATAAGCGGATTAACTTCAAGTACCGATTTAATTTGTGCAATAGGTGAAAATAAACAAATGGAAGCACAATATGGTTGTGATACTTGTTTAGATGATGTTATAGTCAAATATAATAGTGCATTTGCTTTAGATGTACCAATAGAACCTACAACAGATAATAGTTGGAAAATATCAACTAGTAATCTTACTATAGGAGTTGAATATCCTATGAGCTTAGAAGTTGATGGAAGTTCGCAAGATAGCAATTACTATCAAGGAAAAAATTATGAAGTCTATTTTACAAAAGATAGTTTAAATACTTTCACAATCAGACATAAATTTTATGTAACTGATGATACAAATACTTTCATAGGTCAAAATGGTGCAAATAGTTTTAGTAATTGGTTGCAAAATAAATCTACAAGTGCTAATAATAACAATCAAACAAGCGTATATGATAGTACTAAGTATTTTACTAAGTTTCTTAGTATTGACGGAATAAACACAAATGCAAATGAAAGGTATTTAGATTATGATATTGCCTATGCTAGATTTTACGAAAACGAAGTTACTACATTTATAACAGATGGATGGACTTTAACTACACCTCAACAATTAATAATTAATACACCAGTTACAACTACTATAGAATTTGATAGTGGAGCTACAACTCCGAGTAGTGCAAAAATAATGTTAATAAATAAGAATGGTGAAAGTACAGGAAGTTTTAATGATTCGATAATTGAAGATTCACAGATTGCCACAATGTCAAATGTAGGTAGTAGTTACACATTAGAAGCTGATTTAACTGCATTAACTCCATCTACAAAAGATATATTAGCAATAGTTTATGATGATGCAGGTTCGCTTGTTTATAGTGCAAAATTGAATGCACCAGAAGTAATATATGGATGTTATCCAACTATTGAACCTAGATATGGTGATTACAATAATTCTTATATAGGTGCTTGTTTAGAATCTACAATGAGTGAAAGGGTTTTATATGGGTTTAGGGTAAGTAGAACAGATTTTAATAAGATAGATGTATTAACTCCAGATTGTTTTCCTTTAGGATATGAAAATTATGATAAAGTAGCAAGATTAAAATTAAGTATTCAAAGTACAGGTGTAGTAGTCCATGAATCAACAGCAGTTTATAGTTTGGGAACGTGGACAGCAGTACCAGTATTTGGCACAGGCTCAATGACTATAAACACAACGGCTTTATCGTATCAATTCTTATTCACAATGAGAAATGAATGGTTAGGGGAGTACATATTAGCAGAGTTTGAACTTGATATAATCTATTCAAGTACACATACTGAAACAATACAATGTAGTTCGTTAAATCATATATTAAATTATGATATGGCTTTAGCAGTTCCAAAAATTCATAGCATCGAATTAATTAATCCAGATACGGGCGATGTAATAACTTCAATAATTGACAATATAGTAACTTTAAATTCAACTTGTTTAGACTATTTTAAAGTAAAGATTTGTAAGTTAGACACAGATGAATTTAATATAATACCAGTCTTAAAACAAGGTGTTAATAATTTTGAATACGACCCTTATAGCAGTGCAGTTATGCCACAATTAACCAATAGTTATTTTGTAGGAGTTCCTTCTACTTTTGCAGGGTCTAGTTGTGCAGAGTTTTATTTAGATACAAGTAGTTTAGATAAGACTTTATCATGGAGTTTAGAAGTAATAATTAAAAAAGTATAAGATGATAATACATACATATCCTTTATGTTTAGTAGGAACGGAAACAAGCAATGATTCAAGAACTGAAAGATTGCAATTAATCTTTGGTGATTGTGCCAGACTATTAGGGTTTAATGAAGAAGACGAGTGTGGTGCTTGTTATTGCCAACCATTTATTGATGGTGATAAATTTATATTTCAAATACCATTAGAAAGCTATGATGTTGTTAAAAGTGTAGATTTATATACACTCAATGAAGTATTTATTGCAAACGTCCCATTATTTGATGCAACTTCATTACTAACAGAGTTTGGAGCTTTTACGAATTTAGAATTTGATATGAGTACATATAGCACTTTGGCAGGTGTAGATTGTTTCAAAGTACAAGTAACTTATGGAACTATAACTTATATGAGTGGTGGTTTTTGTAAAGTACAATGTGAAGAACCAACATTGTTATTTTGTAGTGATTACACTAAAAAAGATTGTAATGGAACTATATATAATTATTCAGTAATTCACAATACAAGTACATTACCTGCGGTTGTTTACTCTAATTGTATGAGATTAAAGGCAGTAATAGAACGTAAAGGAGTTGCAGAAGAAAATACCTATGATGAAATAAATACAAGTCTATCAACTAGAATAGTACACACTAAAAGTAAAACAATAGACCAATATGAGTTGAGAATATGGGGTATTCCAGAGTGGCAAGTTGATAGAATTAAGGCAGTTTTAGCTGGTAAAAACTTGACAATTACAGCTACAAATGGTAGAATTTATACACTACAAGTTAAGAGTGGATTTGAAAAGGGCAATGAAAAGGGTTCGCTTTGGTTTCCTATTGTTAAACTTGAAAAAAGTTGCGAGATTATTAATAAAAATTGTTAATCAAATTTATTTTAAATATTATTTGCATTTATAAAAATAAATATTATATTTAAAAGTATGGTACAATTAAAGCATAATATTACTGGTAAAGTTCACAACATGAACGAAAAGCAGTATAATAAAATGATTAGTTTAGGTCAAACATTCCCTAACTATACAAGGCTTGTAGATACTAAGAAATTAGTTACAGAATTGGAAGATGAACTAAAAGAAAAATTAAATGGCGATTATGAAACGCCTGAAGATACTATAAACAAAACAGACGAGCCATTAATTAACACTAAAAAAAAGAAAAAAGATGATTTGTAATTCATTGTGCGCTCCAGATATGCCAACTCCATTTACTTCATGTAAAAATGAAACTAGAAGTGCAGGTATAAAAAGTTATGGATTTTTTCCATGTAACGAAAATATAGATTTAACAGATGTTGCAGACGTTACTACTGCTGTAGCAAATGGAATAATCCAAATGTTGCCTATAGGTATTGGTGCAAAACCAGTTCCGTCAAGTGAGAATAAAAAATTAGCTTCATGTCTTCCAGATATGCCAATAGGTGTATGGACACATACTGCTACTTTTGAAAGTTCATTTGTAGATAAAACATTAAATACAGATTTTGAATACTACAATAAAATATTAAAAAATCCATTAGGATATAGATGGTTTTATGTAGATTGTAATGGTTTGATATACTATAACAATCACTATACAACAGGGTCAGCTACTATTCAAAGTGGTTTGCAAATGGTAGTAAGTGGTGGTTTAGATATTACAACAGATGCAATCAAAGAACTACAAACATATAAACTTGCTTTTACATTTGTATATGATGAGCCAGTAATAATTGGACGTTATGTAGCAGGTATGGATTCAGCATTGTTTGACACAGTAGTATCTTAATATGCTAGTTGAGGAACTATTAAAATATACAAATTTAGAGATAGACCCACAATTGAGAAAGTTGTGGGTTTCTATCTATAATAGCATGATAGTTCACACTAGAGGTGAGCAACCAAAAGAACTACTAGAAATCAATAGACCAAACGAGCCAAAAGAAATAATTAAGTATCGAGTTGATACTTATTTTCCTATTACAAAAGACCCTATTTTAAAGGCTTTAAATTCAACTTATCACTTAATTAAACAAAGTGATTATAAGTTAATTTGTAGTGATAACATCAAAGAATATCTAAAAGAAAAGAAATTTGAAAGCGTTGTATCAATCAATAAATTAAATATTTATGATTTGATATTTAAGTCTTTTTTGCAATTAAATACGGAAGACCCAAACGCTGTAATATTTGTTGAAGCGGTTAATCCATTTGATAAAAATGACATCCCTGATAACGTAGATAAAACAAGTGAAGTAGATATTGAAATCAAATATATACCAAGCAAAAATATTCGATACATAGATGAAAATATCTTAGTCTATAATTATAAAACAACTTATGTAGATGAAGTAGAATGTATAATTTACAAAATAGTAAACGATACAGATATTTGGATATACCACCCTACAAAATTCAATGATAAAAATGAATTAATATATGAGTTAAGACCATACTATAATCATAACTTTGGATTTATACCATTTAGAGTTTTAGGCGGTTTAGACACAATTAAAAGTGCAGAAGTAAAAGAAAAAAATAAAAAAGTAAATAAAGAATATAGATTATTTGATACTTACTTTACAGCATATAATTCATGGGCAAATAAAGCTATAATTGCATCAAGTGAAACCGATGCAGTTAAAGTTAGATATGGTTTTCCAGTTACAGAAAGATTAGCAACAGTATGTAATACTTGTAAAGGTAGAAAAGAAATACCAGAGCCAAATTGTAATAATAACGATTGCAAAGACATAAGATGTCCTAATTGCAATGGCTTAGGGGTTGAGATAGCATTATCACCTTATAGTGAAATATTAAAATCACCACCAAATCCTATCAATGGAGAAGTGGCAACCGATATACCAACAATAAGATACTATTCACCGCCAATGGATGCAATAGCTATCAATAAAGAATATTGGTATGAAATGATGGATAAAGCAGAACAATCAATATCTATTTATCAGTCATTTGATAATCAAAGTGGAGTTGCAAAAGAAATTGATAGAGAACAAAAACGTGATTTTATTTCTGTAATAGGTAATAATTTATTTAGCTTATTAGAGTTTTCAGTTAAATGTATATCTAAATATAAATTTGATGATACTGAAGTAAGAGTAATTGAGCCTATACGTTACGAAATACGAAACAAAGAAAGTGTAGTAAAAGAAATAACTGAATTAAATGCAGTAAATAAAAGCCTTGCAAAGCCATTATCACTGGAGTATGTAGAAATGGAGTATGATGGTAATGAAAAAAGAATATTAGAAATACTTATCGAGAATGATATTTACTATGATTATTCATTACAAGATTTATCTACACTACAGGCTATGCAAAGATTAGATAATAATGCTTTTGAATTTCACATGAACGGCTACAAATGGTTAAGTGAATTACTAGAAGTTGAAAGTAATATGAGCAAAACAAATTCAGAACTTGTAACTTTGGCTTATGAAAAAATTATTCCAAGAGAGCCAACAAGAATCTAGTGATGTAATCAAAGACTTTTTAAAATCAATCGTAGGAGATTTTAACGAGGTTTATGATGAAGTTTACAAAAAGATATTAGGTAAAATCGATGTAAAAGATGGACAAGTTCAATACAATGATAACTTAGTTAATCTTATAAGAGAATACGTTATACAAGCCACAATAAAAACTAACTACAAAGCAAATGTTTTAAAGTTTGTAGATAATAGCAAAGGAGTAGCAAGTAAAGATATTACAATCAATAAGGAGCTTGGCAATAAGGTTGCATCTAATGTGACTAACAAGCTACTAAACAATACAGGAATATTTTATGAGGGTTTAACAGCTGGTGGTTACGAAGTAAATGTGGTTAATCGAGTGCAAAGTTTAATATATAATTCATTAAAAAATAATGTATCAGTATTAGAGTTAAAAGCTAATTTAGAAAAGTACTTTGATGCAACAGATGATACAGGCGACTTATACAAATACACTAAACAAGTTGCACAGGATAGTTTATATCAATACACTGGTGAGTTAAACGCAGGTATTTACGATGAATTAGGATTAAATGGAATTATATACACTCCAAACATTTTAATTGAGCGTTCAAGACCTATATGCACAAAAATAATAGACACTTACAAAGCTGAAATAAGTAATGAAGAGTTATTGTTATTACTAAATAAAGCAGATAAAGACCCCAAAGGATTTGGACAAGGTATGATAGTTCCAACTAAAACAGTAAGCGAATTTATCCGTAATAGAGGTGGTTATAATTGCATACATAAGGCTTATGGCACTTTGATATAATTTTATAAACTATAAAAAATATTTGCATTTTGTTTTTAAAATGTTATATTTAAAAAACTCATAAATAAAACACAATGATAGAACTATTAAAAAAATTAAAGACACTTGAAAATCCGAATCAAGTTGATGAAATCAAAGGAAACGAAAAGGTATTATTTGACAAGCGTAAAAATGTGATAGCTATTGTAAGTTATCCTAAAACAATACAATTTGATAAGGTTGTAAAATTCAATACAAATGATTGGGAGTACTTAGATGAACAAGGAGTAAGAGAATATTTGGCTACTAAAGGCATCAATTTAGATGAAGTAGAATCACCTATTGAAACTACAGAAGAACCTATTAATGATATTTTAGAAGAGTTAGAAAAAAGAGAACCTATTGGTTTTGACAACCATTTTAAAGGTACACGAGGCATAGACAGAAACCAATCGATAGAAGATGCAATAAAAGAATCCAAAGAAGAAACAATAACACCTAAAAAGAAATCAGGCAGACCAGCTAAAAAATAATTTTTTAATCATAAACAAAAAAAACAAATGGAATTTTTAAAACTACTAGGTCTAAGTGAAGACCAAATTACAAAGGCAACAAGTGGAACGGCTGAAGAACAACAAGAAATTGCAGACACTTACAAAGATTCAATAAAAGAATCCGTAATAAACAATCCAGCAAATTACAAAGCAATAGCAGATAAAGAAAAATTAGGAGCTATAAAAGTAGCTGAAAAGAAAATAGCTAAGATACTTGGAGTAACTATTGAAGATACTGACAATGTAGATAGTTTACTTGAAAAAGGCAGAAAGCAATTAATAAGTAATAGTGAATTAACTGCTCAAGAATTACAAACAAAACTAGCAGATGCAGAGGGTAAATTAATTCAATTTGAAAAGGAAATAATCCCTGCAATAAGAGTTGAAGAGCAAAGCAAAGTAAATCAAGTTTACATAGATTTGGCTTTAAATACTAGTGCATCTAAATTAGAAAAAAGCATCTTACCAATTGAGGATAGAATATTAATTGGTAAAAGTAAACTGCAGTCAATGGGTTTGGAATTAGGATATGATGGTGAAAAGAAATCTGTAATAGTAAAGCAAAAAGAAACAGGATTATTACCACAAATAGGTGATAAAACATATCAATTAAATGATTTAGATGGAGTATTTTCGGCAGTACTAGAACCATATAATCAAAAGTCAAATGGGGGCGGACAAAATCCACCTGCAAACAATGGACAACCATTTACACCACCAGCAGGAGCAGTAAAACTTAATCCTATTGCTGAAGCTAGAATAAAAGAATTAGAAGCTAAAACAAATCAATAACTATGGGATGTTGTGGAACGAATAAAAATGTAGTAAGCACACCTAAGCAAATTAAAACAAATAGCTTAGGAGTGGTAAAACCTAATGCAAATACTATTGTAATAAGTATCAAATGAAACCAGATGATGTAATTGAATATCTTAATAAAATGGCAAAGTTCATTCAAGAATCACAACAAGAAATGCAAGTGCTTGTAAGTGGTGCAATGCTTGGAACTATGACAAAAAGAATATTCAATAATCAACAAGGTAGTGAGAATAGCTTTGGTACTAATTTAGGAACTTATACACCAGCTTATGCAAAGGCAAAAGAAAAAAAGTATGGGGCTAAGTTAGCATCAAAAGTAAATTTATATGCAAGTGGCACATTATTCGGAAGCACAAAACAAGTTCAAGATAAAGGCAATACATATATAGCAGTTTCAGATGTTAAATATCCAACAGGACAAAATACAGTTAAAGTATCTGAATACTTAGATAAACAATATGGAGAAACATTTTCACCAAAAGAAAGCGAAAAACAAAAAGCAATTGAGATTGGTACAAAATTCATCAATAGAAAAGTTGCAGAATTTACTAGCAAATAAAATTATAGAATCATGTTTGGAGAAATTATTGATAAGATAGTAATTGAGGACTTTGATAATTACGGAGTTGTATTTGAAAAAGATGGAAGATACTACAAAGAAAAGTCACTTGATGAAGTAGGAATTGAGGATGGCAAAGGGAACTATTTTTTTGCTATTAAAAGTGATGCAGAATTTGAGCAGATAAGTTGTGATATAAATAAAGTAAATCAAAATTATACTTTTAAATTTATTACTCAATGTTCTTATACAGCTTGGTTGCTACGTGCATTCTTAGATACTAAACTACAAGATACTGGAAGTATAAGCAATGCTAAATTTACTATAACTAATTTTACAGAGGAATATATTAGAACAAATCTAATAGTAAACACGTTTGAGTTTAACTTGTTTGGACACTTTAATAATTGTGAAATTGAAAAACCATGTTGTTGTTAATTAAAATATTTACATATTTGTAAAAATATTAAACAATATGAAACGATTATTTATTACTTTGGTTATTCATTTTTTATTCTTATTTACTTTGATAGTTTATTTATGTTCATGCTCAAAAGATTGTGATGAGTGTACATATAAAAATATGAAAGATAACGGATTGTATAAAATTACATATCCATATACAGAAACATTCACAGATAATAATGGAGTGGCAGTTATTAAAAAGACTTATTACACTCCTAAGCAATTATGCAAGGCTTATAAATGTCCTTAAAATTTAATAGTAAGATAATTACTAAATACTAATATAGGAAGTATATAAAAAGTCTCGATATAGCCAAATAAACAAGCGAATAAGCATATAAAGAAAGTTAGCCAAATATTCGTGCAAATTTTACAAAATCCAATCGGATAAATAAACCATTTTGCACTTATAACATTGCCTAACTCATCATTTACTACATTACCTATTTTAGTAAGCCATGTATAATACAAATTCAATATCATGTTTGGATTCATAAATTCATCTATAATAGTAGAAAGACAATAAGTGAATAGTATAAGAAATAAACTATTAAACATATATTTTAGTTTTAAATTTATAGCAAACAGAATCACCATCAGGGTCTATTAATTTTGCAGTATAAAAGTAGCTTTCATTTAATTTTACATCAAATTCTAATTGCTCACCAGTCAATACATCAAGTTCATAAAAACTTACAGCGTCGTTGTATTCTAAAAGTAAAGTATATACACCATCCATAGTAGCTAATCCAAAATCCAATGGAGCGCAACCATTAAGGCATCCTAAGTCTATATATGTATCACAACAAATCATTTATTAAGGTTTAGCGTATGAATAATTAATATCAGTACATTTCAAACATCCGCAACTATTAGGTATTGAATTTTTTATTTTTTCAATAGCAGATGTTAAATATTTTTTAGCCATTGCATCGCATCGAGTATAATTATCACTAGCTAATTCTTTATTTGTAAAAGTAACTAGGTTATATCTATCACTATTGATTACTTCAGCAAAGAACATTGAACCAGCTAAATACTTTATAGGCATGGCTAATTCCTTTTTATACATACACCAAAACTTATCTTCACTACATCTTTTTTGTATGATGCCGTTAAAGAATGATGTATTTGTATATATGTTAGTTCCTGTTATTTGAATAGTTAAGCTATCGTAATACTCTTTGTTTACTTGCAAAACATAATCAGTATTTGCAACTAAAATAATATTTTGATTAACTCCATTTATTGTGAGTATTGCAGTTTGACTATCAGAGCTTTTAAATACTAAAGTATCTATGTAATAGCATGAATAAAGATTGTAGCTATCGAATGGGAACAATAAAGCAGGTGGGTTGGTTGTAACTACTCCGTTATTTAAGTAAGTATAGTTATCAAGTATTGTATTAAATTGAAAGTACCTACTTAGTTTTTCACTTGCTTGTAAAATAATTTCAGTAGATGCTTTTTTTATACATCCTTTTAATAGGTCATGTCCAGTTATAGTTTCACTATCTGCACTTAGTGAAGCCGTTTTAATACTAATACCTTCGATTCCTTCCGTTCCATTCAAATAAAGTCCACTAGTAGATTCAGCTCCTTTGCATCCAATGACACCAATAATATTTTCAAAGCAATTTATCATAGTATTAAATATAATAAACTTTTTGAAAAAACAAAATTATAATTTATTATTTTGTTCTTCTATTGCCTTATTTTGTAATTCGACTTTATGTATTATACTATTCCATAAGCTAAACAACTCTAAAGTAGTAACATTATATGTCAAATCACTTATACTCATATTTGAGTGTTCACTTATAGATAATAAGCTCATATTTACTTCATCTACTACTCTATTGAAGTATTCGATATAAGATAATTCAATCTTTCTATAATTGGAAGTGTCTTTTGTAAATATTCTACTACCTGCAAGTCCGAGTTGTTTTTGTAGCCTTGTAAGGTTTGGTAAGCAATGGGCAAAAAAAAAGCCATTGCATCTGCATCATTGAGCATTATTTCAATCTTTTGTGCTTCTATTTGCTCATTTAAACTATTTGCACGTTCATCATTTATCAAGAACATTGAACTTGCTAATTTTAATAATGTATTCTTTTCACAAAACAACTGCTCTGCTACTTTAATCTCATTAATCAATATCATTGCATCTTGATTGCGACCCTCTTTTAATGCTTCCATGCAAGTATCTGCAATTTTAACAAGCCTTGAATTATCTAGTTTTAATTCTGTATATCTTGAATAGGTTTGTATTTGGTTAAGTCTTATAAATGGATAATCGCTAAGTTCTTCTGGTGCATACCATTTGTTATTAAACACATCCGTATAAACTAACTTAAGAATTACATCTTTGTTTCCTATTAATTCTTTTCTATCTTTTTTAAAGTATTTTTTTATGAATTTCAACATATTGCAAATATATTAATAAATATTTAAAAAATAAAAATATTTTAAATAAAACTTGCAAATTAAAAAAAAACAATTATATTTAATTTTATCATAGAAATATGAAATCTTTTTGAGGTTGGTTATCCTTTCTAAAATAACTTTCGAGGTTGTAGCCTTTGCAATTACACAAAAAAATTATTATTCAAATTTTTAAATATAAAAACAATGGCTGTAACACCAGTAGCAACGCTTTGCAATAGTCTAATATATGACTTAAATGCAAAACCAAGTATGCCTGAAAATTATGTAGATGCTTCAGGCGCATATTTCGCTTTAATAAGTAATCAAAACAGAAATGGTTACGAAGATATTTTGATGAAAATGGAGCAAGAACTTAGAGATAAGGCACTTCCTAATACTTCATTCCCAAAAATAAGAGTAAATATACCAAAATCATTTTGTACAGATACTACAAGTGATTCATATACTAACCCATGTACACCAGTTGCAGAGGGTGGAGCGCAATATGAACAAATAGATGTAACTGTAACCGGATATATAGCTAAGAAATTTACTTTAAGTAATGCTCAATTTGAGGACGTTTGTTATAATAAAGACCCTTATTTGGCAAAAGAACTTGAAAGAGCTAGTAAAGCAGTTTTAAGAGATATGGACAAAGAATTAATATCAAGAGCGAATGCTTTAATGGGTAATTACACAGATGGAACTTCATCTTTGACAAGTCCTAAAACATTGAACTTAGTAAATAGTTCTGGAGCTGTGAATGTAGCAACATTCCCACTCGTAGATGCTGAATATGATGGTATCGGTGCGAATGATGGCTATATGGTAGTAGGTGGTCGTTGGTTAAAAATGTACAATCAATTATTGAAATTATCAATCGGAAATACTGCAATAGGATTAGATGCAACACAATTACCAGACTTACAATATTACTATGATTCAAATAGTGATGCAGTTTTAAATGAATGTGCGGCGCTTACATGGGCAAAAGGAGCTATCCAAATTATAGAGCCTTACAGATATACAGGTAATTGGGAGTGGTTCAAAGAAAATTCAGTAAGAACTACAATGGTAATCAATGGAATTAAATATGATTATGCAATGGAGTTTGATACGTGTGTAGATGGTGGACAATGGACTGTAACTTTATCAAAACATTTTGATTTATTCTATATTCCAACTGCTAAGTACACTTGTACAGGTGGGGAGGGTAACTTCAAATTGAAATACCTATTAGGTTGTGGAGATATTAGTTGTTCAGATTTCAATTTCTGTCCAGCAGTAGTATCATAATAAAAAGAGTTCGTTTGTTTTGTTTATATATAGGCTGGGTTTATCTCAGCCTATTTTTTAAAATCAATATTAAATATGTCAGGTTGTAACATAATTACAGATATATCGATAGATAATTGCAGATTGACATTAACTAATCAAGATAGTGAAATAGTTGCTCAATTTTTACTTGGTAATACTACTTACACTTTATTTTCAGATAGGATATTTATACGAGATACAGAAACTAGTTGGCAATTATATTCTACTGCTTTCCCTATTGGTGGATTAAATACTATGCAGGACTTAGCCGATTTAATTGATACTAGTATCGTAGGTTGTGATAGTGGAGGTGGAGGAGATTCTTACTACCTATACTCTGAAAACTATGATGCAGGAACTTTTACTCCTCAAAGTGCTACAGGATTAAATAGTATAGCTATGGGTGGTCTAGGTGCTATTGCTAGTGGAGTTAATTCTACTGCAATGGGTACTGAAACAACTGCAAAATCATTTTCAGAAACATCATTAGGTTCTTTAAATACAGACTATACTCCAATATCCGCAACTTCATTTGAGCCAACAGATAGATTATTAGTAGTAGGTAATGGTGGAAGTGGCAATCCATCAGACGCATTTACAATCCTTAAAAATGGTAAAACTGCTATTGGAATAGATAACTTTGAAACTACTACAAATGAAGCAAAATTACAAGTAAATGGATTCTATGCAACATCTATTGAGGTTATAAACTCTAATACTACATTAAATGCTTCTAGTTGTGCATCGATTACAATCGTTGATAATTCTGCATCAAGCAAAACTATAACTTTGCCAATTGCATCTGAAATGTTTTTTAATGGCATGACTGCAAGAATTATTATAAAAAGAAAATCAAAAAATCATAATATTATAATTAATCCACAATCTGGGAGCAATATTGATGGTGCTACTCATTATGATTATACAGGAAATGATAAAGCATTTGAATTTGTAACAGACGGAACTAATTGGTATAAACTTTAAAGCCATAAAATATTTTTAATTTTGTATGAAAAACCAAGATTTTTTTTATAAGACAATAACAGGAATAATGTTTACTATTGTTTGCTTTTTTACAAGTCAAACTTATTTCAAAATTGACAAATATGTAGAAAAGACAAATAAGCTAGAAAGTCAAGTTGCAGTAATAAATAATAAACTTGGCATTGCAAAAGATGACATTAATCCAATTAATTTTTTTAGCTATCTTTTCATAAATAAAAGTGAAGAACCTGAATTAAAAGAAGAAAAAAAATGTGGCAATCAATTATTGAATTAATAATTCAGTTTTTTAAGTCAATTTCTAGCGTTTCAGACACGACTAAGGAATTAGTGCCAGTTATAGAAAAAAAACAAGAAATTCGTACTCCAGTTCAAATTGTAGAAGCAAAAAAAGATGCAACTAGAAAAGAAATAAAAAAAGATAATTTAATAAGAAAAAATATAAGAACTGATTTAAAAAAATATTCTCAAAAAGATGTAATTAATCAATATATATTAATATTAAAAGATGATTACAATGCTGAACAAGTTGAACAAATTGTAAATAGTGAATTTGAAAATTTAAAACAAAATAAAAAAAGGTTAAAATCATTTAATAACATTAAAAAAAATAAATTATGAAAAATTGGAAAACGACATTAATAGGTGCAATAGCATCAGGCTTATTAGTAGCTCAAACATTTATTTCGGAAGGATTTACAGGTAGCAAAGAACAAGTAGCACAATTAATAATAGCTGTATCAATTGCAGTATTAGGAGTAGTTGCAAAAGATTTTAATGTTTCAGGTAAATAATGTGTATAGTAACCGACATAAGTAAATCGGATTGTCTTTTAGTTTTAAAAGACAGTAATGGTAATGTAATTGCTGAATTTAATGCAACTGAAACAACATTTGCATATAGTGAATATACTTTTACTATTAAGGATTATAGAAATACCTATGAAATAAAATTAGATGATGTTACTTTGATTAATGGTGGTACTTACACTACATTTGATTTATTATATACTTATTTAGTAGGATTAAGAACAGATTGCAGGTGTGAATGTGGTGGAGGTGGAGGTGGTTCTGCTATATGGGGTGATATTACAGGAATTTTAGCAGACCAAACAGATTTACAAACTGCTTTAGATGGTAAGCAAGATGATTTAACAGATGTTAATTTTGGAGCTTTTGCAAACGGATTAACTGCAAAAACAACTCCATTAGATGCAGACTTAATAAATATTGTAGATACAGCAGACACTAATAAACAAAAGAAAGTTACTTTTGCAAATGTTAAATCTTTTCTAAAAACTTATTTTGATACACTATATGAAGCAACAGGACTAGCTTTATTAAAAGCTAATAATCTAAGCGATTTAGCAAGTGCTACAACTGCTAGAACAAATTTAGGATTAGATTATTTATTGCCTATTATTAATCAAGGTGCAGATGGCACAATAGTAACAGGCACAACATCTGAAACTGTTACTTATGCAGAACTAATATCAAGTTCCTTAATTAAAGATGATTTAAGTTTGGATGCAAGTTTTAAAATAGAAAAGACAGGTAGTGCAGGAACTGTAACATTAAAAATGTACATAAATTCTACTCCTAATTTATCTGGCAGTCCTATATTAGTTTTTCAAAGTGCTGCATTAGGGGCTACTACTAAAAATGCAACAGCTCAAAGATACATCAATATTAAAAAGAAAGATGGTACAGGTGCAGGTACTAAAATATTGCCAACAAGTTCTACATCACTAATAGATGTAGGTGTTTCATCTACTACATCTCCATCTACAATTACACCAGATTTTACAACAAATAAATATTTGGTAGTTTCTATAACTTTAGCAAATAGTGGTGATAGTGCATGGGGTGTTTTCTTAAAATTAAAACCTTAATATTTCATCTGCTAAACTATTTTGCATTGAGCAGTCTTTGACTTCCATACCATAAATAGTTTTTTCTAGTGGAATATTTTGGACTTTAATCCAATTTGCATCGTGCTTACCTAATAATATTTTTTTGCCTTGTTTTTTAGCTTCTAAACTAAATACCAAATCAAACATTCTTTTGTATTTGCTTTTATAAATTTCTATTGGATTAAAATAATCAGTTCTAAAAGCACTTACACCAGTTCCTGTTACATCAATATATCTATTTACATAATTAGCACCTTTGCAATGAAACGCTTGATGTCCTTTGTAGTAGTTTAATCCTTTTCCTTTTAAAATTCTACCATGATAAGTTATGATACATTTATACTCTTCTATTAATTCAATAGTTTTACTTATATAGTCTTTTGGATATATTATATCATCATCACATGAAAAAAAATAAATCGGTTCATTGTATCTTTGTAGGCTTTCAAACTTAGCATTATCTGTATAATCTATTGGTTCTATTCCGTTGTGGTAAATGTTTATTTCATCAACATAAGGGCAAAGACTTTCAAAAGTTTCTTTTAATTGCTCTTCACGTCCGTTCATTGTGGCAATGCCTACTATTATTTTCATTGATTAAACATTTTATTTATCTTTTCATTATTAGCTTTTAACCAAATTATGTAATCTTGCATACCTGTTTGTTTATTAGTTGAATGAGCGTGTTTTAATCTACTATAATGGTCTATATCTACAAGCCTAAACTTATATTCTTTTTTGCCATTTAAAATTACAGAAAATTTTTGCAATGATTTACTAGGTGGTAAATTATCGGCAAGTTTTTTTATTTCTTTTAAATCTCTTTTTTTCATTTACTTATTAATGGTGTTTTAATTCGTTCCTCTGGGTGCATTAAACTTTCATGCTCACCATGAAAAGCTAATGAGCTTATAGGAGTGTATATCTTTACATTTTTTTTATTAAATATATAAGTTAAGTATTGACCTACTCCACTTGATATATTAGTTCTATTAAATCTACTTTTTGGTACTTCTTTTATATGGAAGTCTATTTTTTCGAGTGCTAATCTATTACAGAAAAATCCGCAATCAGTAAAGAAAACTCTATTTAATTCGCTATTGTATTTCATAGGATGGTACGACCCCCAGCAAGATTTACGATTATCATTTATAATATTACAAACAAAAGATTCATGCCTTAATTGATTGTAGTAATCATAAATTCTATATAAGTCAATATTGCTAAAATCACTAGGTAAAAACATAAAAAAATCATCATTGCTTTTTTGTGCTTCACTAAATGCAAATTGCCAAAGTTTATAGAAATTTTCTTTACCACCATGCTCAAATTGATGAAAGTTTGATGATTCTAATTTAAAATCACTACCATCATCTAATATAATAGGTTCATATTTTTCTAACTCACTAAGTAAATTAGTAAGCATTTCTTTGCGTTGGTATGAGAATATTGTTATCATAATTCAAAACTTATTTGTTCTCCTGCATCTGGTATATAAATATTGCACCATTCAGCACTCCATATTTTAACTCGTTCAATCATTTCACTAAACTCTGTTTTGTTTAGTTGTGTTGTACTATTAGGCAACTTTTTTACTTCACCAGTCGTTTCATTTACAATTTCTTTATAGTTAAATTCAGATTTTATAAAATCATGCGTACTTTCTAAACTAACTACATTCCCTAATTCTGTAAGACCTTGTTTTACTAGTGGAACTACTACACCCCAATAATATCTATTCTGTTCATTGCTTCGTTTACTTCGTTTCTTTTCCAAAGTAAATGCAAACTCCTTACAATTCAAAGATAATGCAAATTTAAGCATTTCAGCTTTGTTTACGAGCTTTAAAACTCCATTGTCTAATCTTATAGTTGATGTGTATTTCAATTTACATCTATTAAATCATAAATTATGTAATTTCCAAAAAGTATTGAAGTTATTTCATAAATATTTCCATCATCATTAGTTATTAATCTATTGCCTACTTGTGGACTTACTCCGCTTTTAATAGCTTTTTTAATAATAGATATAAGTTCTTTTTCTGATTTATAAAACTTTTCTACATCGTATTCTTCTATACCATCTAATTTGTGGCTTACTTTTATTTGCATTTAATTTATCAATTCATTCAAATTATCAATAGCTATTTTTAGCCTATCAAGTATCAATTCTATGTGTTCTTTGTCTTTTGGTATTTCTAAAATGAATAGTTGCTTTTCATCTTGAAATCTCCAATCATAGCTTACAAAGTGTCCTACTTCCGAGCCTGTGCAATGGATGTTAAATTGTATTTGAGTGTAATATTCTTTATGCAATTTTTTAAATTCATCTACATTTCTTAGTAGTAAGTTGTCTAAATGATTAACACTATCGTATGGACACTTAACTTCGCCAACTGTTGCCCCTGCTAAAAAGTCTGGACTGCCACCTGCATACTGCTCAAATTCAGGACAAGTAAAAAACTTAGGATTTGTACTTCCAAAGTATTCAACATCTACAAAATTAAATCTATTGTATTCTTGAACGGCTTTATATTCATATTCATTGCCCCAATCGGTAGCACGTGATGAAAAACTTTCTTTTCGTCTTTGTGTTAATATTTCAACTGCCTTTTCTTTAATGTAAGTTTTTGCTGTTTCGCCAAATACATCACCTTTATTTTTGCCACTTACTAGCAACTTCCAATTTTCAGATGCAGTAAATTTTCCAAATCTTTGTTCTGCTAACATTATTTTATAGATTTTAGAGCATTTTCAACTTCACTACTTAGTGTGTAAAATTCTTTTACTTTTGCAATAGTAACAGTACCAGCTAATATCTTTTCGTACGTTTGTTTGTATTGTGGAGTTTCAAATTTAAGCTCTGGTAGTAATTTTCTAGACTTGTCTTTAAATTCTACATTTACAATTCTTAATCCAAACTTTTCACCAATACCACCTTTATTTTCTTCTACTGAAATATCTACTAATAATCCGCTCCAATCTGCATATTTTGGTAAATTTGTGCGACCCTGTATGAACTTGCAATTTGTAGGGTTTAAAATCATAGGTTTTACTTTTACTCTGTTTGCCATTTCTAACTCTTCAAAGTATGCAACTACTTTTAATTCTTTGCCTTTTGAAAGTTTGCACATTTCAGCTTTGCACTCCTTAATAGTTAGTGTAGCTTTTTTGTCTAAGTCCCAACTAGCTAAGTAGTCAGATTTATACACATCTCTCCAATGTTTGTTTTGTTCGTTCATTTTGTTTTTGTTTGTTTAATTAAATAATTGATATGCCACTATTAATGCACATATTGTAAATGCACTATAAATAAATACTTTGTATAAATCTAAAGACTTTATAAAGTCTATTAGTAAGTTAATTGTTTGCTTCATGGTATTAGTCTTAGAATTTCTTGTTTAATATTTTCTACCTTTTCTTTTAGAGCAATAGATGAAGCTATATGTTCATCGTAAAACTCCCATTGCTCCATTCTTTTTGCATTTTCAGCCATGTCCTCATATCCTTTTTGCAACTTAGCATATTGGATTAATAAATCTAATAGTTCGTTCATATTTATTTAATTAATGAATGTAAATAATCAATAAGTTCTTGTGATTGGTCTTTTAAATATGGTTTGGATAAATCCCAAGCGCACTTTAAATCTTTAGCACCATTCCAATTTCTATCATGAAAAAGCCCATATTTATTTATTGAATGTATTTCTGTATTAATTCCTTTTAACCACTCCAAAACATCACTTAGTAATATTGGGTGTCCTATTATAGAAGTTTCTTTGCTAAATTCTTTGTATATGTTTGCAACACTACAAATCTTATCATAGTTGTCATTAAAAATAGATGAACCAAAAATATAATAATCGTCATATTTATTTTTTTCATACATTTGAATAAAAATATTCCAATGAGGTGTTTTAATTATACATCCATCAGTAAGCTCCATTAATCTAGGAAGTTCTTTTTTGATTTCTTCTGTTAATTGTTCTAGTTCATTCATTTGTTTAGTGTTTTATTTCGATTATTTTATATAATTCTTCATCAGTAGGCTCATATTCAGATAGTATCTGCCAACATTCATCTTGTGAGTGTTCACCATTGAATTTATCAATTACTGAACCATCCGTAAACTCAATTTCATCAAATCCATTTCTTTGCTCATATCCAAGTTCATAGATAATTTCTTGTTTACTTATATAGAAACTTTCTTGTTCACTATCCTCTGTATTTAGGTAGTATGTAAGCAATTCCTCGACTGCATCATACTCGATTTGTACAAACTTATTCATTATTCTACTCCTTCTGGATGTTGTACAGTTTCCCACACATCATTAATAATATTTAATTCTATATCATCACACAATCCAGTTTCAACTATTTGATTTTGTTTGTAGATGCTTATACCTTTACGTTTTAAAGTATTACCTAGCTTTAATTTATTCCTCATGTGAACAAATATTGCTAATTTTTGTTTGTCTAGTTTACTTAATTCTTTTCTTATCATTGTAATTTTATTTTAATGCAAATATAATTAATTTTATTTAATTATTAAAATTTATAACCAAAGTTTTTTAGCTATTTCAAGTTTCTTTGTTAATTCATTTACTTCTTTTTTTGCGTAAGTAATTGAAAAAGAATGCTCTTGATTACGTTTGCCATTTTTATATTCTGCGTGTTTTTCGATAGCATTTTCTAGTTTATATTCTAAATATTCTAAACTTTCTGGCATTGATAAATCTATTTTATTTTCGAGTTTTGCCCAATATTCTGCTCTTGATTCGTATTCTTTTGACTTATTACTTTCTTCTACACACTTTTTCATTCGATTATGGTTACGTTCGATTAAAGACCTATGTTTTTTTTCGCTGTGATGTCCTATTTTTATAGGTTCAGCTAATACTAAAAAATCTTTGCCTTCTTGTGATGCTTCCCAATATGATGTACTTCTTTTTTCTGCATTATTAGCCCAATTTTGTAATTTTTTTGCTTTTTGTTTTGCTCTTTCTTGAGAGTTTAAACCATCTACTCTAGTAATTGAATAATAAAAAAAACCATCTTTTTCAAATAAAAGATTATGCACATAACACTCATTTTCTTTACCATATTTTGTTGTTAATATAATTATATCATCTTTTTGATGTTTTTGTGTGCATTTTGCAACCCATACATTTGGGCAATATTTAGTGTAAGTATTCATTTTTTTTGTTTTGTTTGTTTAATTATTGAAATTTAAGTGTGAGTATTACCAATTATGTGTGCAACTATATTTTGCTATCTTTTTTAATAAATTTAAGTCTTTTATTTTCGCACTATCTGAATTAAATGTAGCGTCTATTAAACTACTGTCTGTGGTTCTTGATGTGTATTCTTTGCCTGTATTTGGACTAATATATGTTACATTATATTGTCCATAACCTACTCTTTTTAAATTAAAATCTGATATACTTATTGAATTTTTCATTTTTTATTTTTTATTTAATTATTAAAATTTAAGTGGTGCATTATTATAATACACCACTTTTTTTGTTATTTTTTTGTCCATAATACAGAATTGCCACAACAATTATATACTTCAATACCAAAATAGTTTTCATTTTCTACATAAGTAAAGTAATCTCTTGATTGACCAACACACCAAACGCCATCATGTCCTATTGCTTTTTCTTTACTAACCTCTATTAATCTTCTATCATGATTCATTGAAATACCATCTATCATACCATCAAAACTGCTTAATTCTTCAACAAATAAATTGTTACTTTTTTTAATAAAAGATTTAAGAGTTGCCATTGTTATTTTTTTGTTTGCTAATTGATTATTCATTTTTTATTTTGTTTGTTTAATTAATGATGCAAATATACAACCTTTTTACAACTATGCAAATTTATTTGTACAAAAATGCAAATAAAAAAGCATTATTTTTATAAAGTATTGATTATCAAATAGAAAAAATTGCATAAAAAGTGATAATTTTATAGTAAATTTGTAAAATGAGAATAAATATAGTGCCATTATCGGTGAATAAAGCATGGCAGGGCAAGAGGTTTAAGACAAAAGAATATTTAAAATTTGAGCGTGATATGTTGTTATTGTTGCCTAAATTTAAGATACCAGAAGCACCTATTAGCTTGTCTATTCATTATGGGTTTAGCAGTCCATTGAGTGATATTGATAATCCTACTAAATTAGTAATTGATATAATGCAGAAAAAATATAAATTCAATGATAGAGATATTTTTGAATTAATTTTAACAAAAGAAATTGTAAACATAGGAAAAGAATTTATAGAAATTAATGCAAAAACATATCAAAAATTATCTTAGTCATCATGGATATACTGGATTTGAATTTATAGCCTGTGAGGTCTGCGGATGCAAGGCAGTTGATATACACCACATAGAATTTAGAAGTAAGTTTGGTAAGAATAAAAAAGATGAGCAAGACCATCATAGTAATTTAATTGCACTATGTAGAATATGCCATGATAAGGCACACAATGATAAAGACTTTAATCAATCTTTGAAAAATAAAAAAGGTGCTAATTATTAGCACCTTTAAACCAAACAATAAAATGAAAATCCACAGAATTACCCAAAAACTGGTGAATAATATTGCAAATATATACAAATATTCTTAAATCAAAATTAAAATATTCTATATGTAAAATTACTTGCTACTCGTACGTATCTAAATAATTTATTATCACGTATTATATACATTGATGCTTCTTTTTGATATTCGCTATTTTCATACTGTATGTGCAATTCTTTAAGTCCTAAATCTTGCATAGCTTTCCATACTTGCTTCCAACTTGTAGTTAAATCAATATCGCCATACCACACTACTCTACCTTTAGGAGTGTAAATAAATGAGTTAAATATTATTTCATTGTTTGGGTATGCTTTTCTATATCCACTCTTTGAAAATGAAATTATCCTACCTGCGAATAATTTATGCTTCCTAAAAGCAATTAATTCTTTTTCTTTTGTTTTAGCTTTCTGTTCCATTTTCTTCTGTTTTTTCTACATAAAAAGTTTCATCATAAATCTCATCTACATACCTTTTTGCAATCTTTTTACACTTCTTAATTGTGCGCTCCTTAGTAGCTTGTTGGCTTTTAATCATAGGGTCGCTTTGCTCAAATAATTCATGTGCCAAAGATATTACTTGCATATTTTCAGCTCTAGTAGGAGCTTCAAATTCAAACTCTATATCTTCTTCCAACTCTTCGTCAATAACCTCGTCATCTTGATATTTTCTAGTAAATATAAAGTAAGTTAGCCCTAAAACCCAAATAGATAATATTATTAATGATAGTATCATTATAGTACTTTACCTTTTAATATTCTTTTGTTTTGAACTTCAAAATTGCCTTTAGCATCTATATCTACTATTGCAAAGCCGTGATTCCATTTGTTTATAGGCATATATTCAGGATTCAATTCACATAAACATCCTAAACTAAATGTTGTAGTCAATTTGCCCTCCAAATTACTTTCTGAATGTTCACTTGTTTGGTGGTTATGCCCTTGCATAGCTGATACCTTAGCTTTTAAAAATAAACCCCTTGCAATGTTTACTGGACTAAATACACCTCCTGCAAATTCATGTCCATGCAATACGTTTAAATGTCCTAATTTGATAATTCTTTTTTCACCAATTATAGTTACATTTTTAGCACGTTTTTTAATTATTTCTTCAAGTTGAAATTCCTCTACATCTGCTATCTCACCTGCCTTTTGCCAAAGGAAGTGATTATATCTTTCTTCATGGTTTCCAATTTTCAAATAAATTTTGCATTTATAGATATTGTTAAGTATATCCATAAATTCTTCAAAAGATTTCAATTCCTCTGCAAAATTTCTTTTCTTTGGGTCTTTGCAATATCGACTTAATCCAAAGAAATCTAGTACATCACCATTAAGTAAAATAGCATCTATTTTCATTTTCTTTGTGTAGTCAAATACGGCAGTTAATGCACTAATGGAATGATAAGGTATGTGAATATCAGAAAGTACTAATACTTTACTAGCTTTAATAACAAATGGAGTAAAACTTGTTTCATCGGATGCAGGAAGTTTATATGGATTCATTGGTTTTGGTGGAGTTTTATTTTCAGCATCTATTTTTACAACTCGCTTACCCATATTGCCTGTTATTCCTCTAATTATGCTTCTAGTAGCTTCTATGCTATCAAACATTAACGGATTATCTTTGACTATTATCCTCGCCAATTTAGCGTTTGGAAAATTTGGAAATTTCTTTAAATAAGTTCTACATATATCTGTTTTTGTCATTTTTTTGACTATTGGTTTCGCAAATATAAACATTATTTGCGAAAAACAAAATAGGGAGTATAAATACTCCCCAAACCAAAACAATAAAAATGAA